CCTCTAACTGTGCGTATATAATATTGATTATGCCTACTATGAATACCAGATGCGCTATCAACAAGCTGACTAACAGTACCACTTGGTTTAACACAAGTAATAGCTGTCGATTGTGGTATGCCTAATTTTTTAGCAAATTCTTTATTAGTATCTACAGCTTCTTTTCTTAATTTTATAAGTAATTCTTTTTTAGGATTGCTAGTAAGTTTATTATCCATAATACCTGTTAAGGATACTCCTAATAATCTTTCTTCTTCAGTATTTTGTTTCCATACCTTACGTAAATATTTAAAATCAGTAAGTGTAGATTGAAAAGTGCCAAGTATTGTGGCCGCTCTTACTTTAGCAAGTAAATCTTTTTCATTATCAGTAGCACGAATAACTACTTCAGTTAGATTACAAAATTGATATGGTCTTAAAATAATTTCAGAACAAGGGTTAGTACCAAAGTCCCATTCAATATCTCTTCTACCATTTTCAGATGCTTTATTTTTGGCGGCTTGCCTATTAAAAATACCACGTTCGCCCGATTTAGAATCATACAAACTTTTCCATTCTTTAATAAAGACAGACATATCTGGTTTAATTGTATATGTTGCTGAGTTATTAGAGAGGGCACGTTGTCCTTCTTCTAACCACCATTGTCCTGTTTTAGCACTGCGCATTCTATCGTCTTGTAAATTGCTAAGAGATATTAAAGCTGAACGTCTTACTCCTCCAACAACTACAATCTCACCAACTTTACACACAATATCATGGCACTCTAATGAGTTAAGTTGTCTACCTGCGGCATTTCTAAAAGTTTTAATAGTAAAATCAAACAAGTTAATTAAAGGTTGTGGGCCACTAGCTCTTCCTCCAAATGTTTTTAATCTAGCACCAGCAGGGCGCACTCTAGTTACATCTGTTTTTGGAACTTGTCCAGAATATAACATAGCAATTAATTCTCTGAATGCTCTTGCCCAACCTGCTTTACTATCTTGAACTGCGATTATTGTATCACTATCTTCAAACTCTTCTGCAACTATGGGCAACTTTTCAGTGTTGCTTCTTTCAACAGAAAATCCTACACCTGTACCACATAAAAGAATATACATAACTTCATCAAAAGATCTTATATGATCTATTGGTATGTAGCTACAATTGTATCCTGCCGCATGATCTCTATCTAATGCAGGGCCTGCGGTCATAAGAGCTCTCATTGATGGCATAACTTTTAAAGATAAAATAGTATCTAATAATTCTTCCTTTATTTTATTATTTAATTTATATTTAAAATTAGTTTCAATATGATTAGTGACAAAATCAACATACCTACATACAGTTTCGCCCCACGTTTCTCTTCTTTTTTCTTCGGCAATAAATCTAGCATATCTAGAGGTGTGTATAAATTGTTGATATTGGGTAGGCAGATGGTTATTGATCATAGAATTTCTCTAATTTAAAAGTTGTATTATAAATGTAACGAAAGTGTATTATACCACATTGATAAAGATCTGTCCACAACATTATGCAAAAGTCCTTAAATATAATGTAGATAAATCTTGTTTATACAGATCATTGGTGTCATCTATGATAACTCCTTTGATTTCTTTGTTTAAAAACTTGCAAACTTGCACCATTATGATGGGATTATCTGGATATAAATGCTGTATAATTGGCCTATATAAATATCGCAGTTGAATTTGCGCTATTTTCCTAGACTTAAGCTTACACTCCATTATTATTATCTCTTTATTATCTCCGTGTGGTAAAATAACTATATCAGATTGACAATAACCTTCGCCCCTTCTGTCCTTATAATTATACCATTGACCATGCAAAACATTATCTTCTCCATAGATAGCTTTCATATATTCGGCTACTCTTTTTTCATACAAGACTCCAGCTCTCTTCACACCTGTCAACCTTGGAGAGGGTATAAATGACGGGCGTTCATCAAGAGCCTTTGCCCATTGCAATTTACTGATTACTAAACGTCTTTTCGACATGGAAAAACCACATTCCCTTCTAGTTTTATGTAACCAGACTCTTCCATAGCCTTGATGGTTTGTTCTAACTCACCAGGATTTGGAATCTTTCTCAGCAATTCTCGTTTAAATAATTTCAAAAGCATATGACTTCTTCCATTATTAAATAATGTACCATGCAACCATGTTACCATATCATGTGCAATACGACCTGTGCGACCCATACCAAAACCTTCTAAAGCTTTGGGCATTTGTTTTTCCGCCGCAAACATTAATTCTTTTGTAAACTCCCAATCTTCTAGCATTATTTTACGGGTGCCCCTCTTTGAAGCAGAGACAGCAATAGCAACTTTAATAAAGTGAGACACTCTACGTTGCACATATTCAGATAAATGATTATCAGTAGGCTCTGGTGGTATGCCAGCTTTTATATCTTCATCTACAATTTTAAAACAATCTTTATCAAAAGTCATTGGCCCATACATCTTAGATATATCAGCTAGATCTTCTCTTAAATTATCTATAGTATTTTCACTAACTCTTTTTTGAATTAATGATTGAGGTATTCTTTCTCCATCATAATAAATAGGAAGTATACGAGATAACAATCCTTGAGATCTTGCATCTTCTGGTAAATTATCTACAAATTGTTCTGGTGTAGCACAAGCTAACCAATTAAGACATGGGCCTTTGATAAGATATTCTCCTGCAGTTTTAGTCTTATGGCTATATTCCATTTTAGAATCCCACATATCTGTCATAAACATTTGTAAATATCTTTCATGCCTGCCCATAAATGTACCAAATTCTGACGTGACTAATGTCATTGATGAATCATAAAATTCATCTAATGCAGGTGTGGATAATCTCAAATCTAATCTAGTAATTTTAGTCATATCTACTGCCAGTTTTTCTGGAGTAATTCTATCTTGTATTACATACAATGGATAATTGCGTAAGCCATACTGATCTAATCCAGAATTAAAATTCTGATCATCTTCATTAGTACCTACGGGTGTAGTTAATTTACTAAACACTTTTGTAAATGGTAAGATTAAACTTACTGATTTATTTCGTCCTGGAGGGGCAACTAATATTACAAATAAATTAGATCTTATATCATAGTTAGCCATTGAATACCATACTCGTCTTCCCATAGCTCCTGCTACGGCACTCAACGCACTCCATTGTGCAAATGGTTTTGGTATTGGACTATCAGCTACTGCGTCAACACAAGCCTGTACAAAATCTGTATAATTTCTACTCATTTGGTTTCCATTTTTTCATATTCTTCCAGTCGAGACCTGTCTCACAATCAGAAGGAATAATCATTTCTTTTTCTTTTACTTGTATAGGATTTTTCATACAAGCTAATATCTTAGGGATAACTTCTGGTTCTTTTCCAATAGGAAACTGACCCAAAATTGCATCGTGTACCTGCCCTAATATTTCTACGCCATCATTATTTAATTCATTCCACACACGATACAATCCTAAGTTTAATAAATCTCCAATAGTTGATTGAGGAATATACGCAATTGCTTTACGTAATGTTGTTGCATCATCTAGTCTTCCCCAGAATTGTCTACGTCTTCCCAACGGAGTTGTTAATGTGCCTTTTAATTGTAATTGTTTGGCAGTATTATCATGCCACTTTCTGATACCAGGAAATGCCCCATGTATTTTGACCAAGGAAGATGCACCAGTCCCTATAATCGTGCCCCCATCAATTAGTTCTTGGAAACCACCTTCCTTGTCTTGTTTATGCCATCTCTCCAATGATGACAACGCAACTACTCCACCATAGTAAAGTAATTGAAACCTCGTTGCATGTGAAATCTTAATCTTTAAATGTCTACCTAAAGATGTAGCAGACAAACCATAATTAGTTCCATGTCCTGCTCGTTTACACATATCTCTATAACTAAAATGTCCTATGTAAGGACGATCAGCTAACTCTCTATTTTGTACTAAGTCAGAAGACCAACCCATGTTAGGCCACACCATTTTAACTACTTGAGTATGTAAGTCTTCGCCTTCACATGCATTGATGTATCCTTCATCACCTGCCACATATGCAGTAACTCTGGATTCTGCCTGTTCTAAGTCAGCATAAAATAAAACATTACCTTTATCAGGTACAAATATTTCACGCATGTCTTTTGTAATATTTTGTAAGTTAGTTCCTGTACCCCAAGGACTTTCTGAACTTGCCCATCTGCCTGTTTCAGTACCTGCTACTTTAAATGAAGTACGAAGTCTACCATCTTCATCTCTTTTACAATTAAGAATATTTAATTGTTTATCTATATCTCTTAAAGCTAAAATAGAATTACAAAAAGGACGAGCACGTGGATATTCTTTTCTCAAATGTTCCAATGCTTCTTTATCTGTGGATACTTTTTGTTTACCTTTGACATAAGATATAACTGGAGGAAGTCCTAACCATTCATATAAAAAACTTTTTAATTGCGTAGGACTATTATGATTAATATCTTTATCCCATATAGCTTCAGCAAAAAGATTTAACATTCTCTCTACTAACACTCTATTCTTGACAAGGGGGGCTCGGATTTCTCCAGCCTTCTTCTCATCTACTTTAAGTCCACGCAACATCATATGCATTGCAGGCTTTAGACTCTGCAATTCAAACTCATATGTTTTTTTAGTTGTTTGATCTAACTCGTTGGATAACTTATCCCATATCTCGTGAGTAAGTGCACAGTCTAATCCGCAATAAACCCATAAGGTTTGTTCCTTAGACAGTTCTTTCTGTGCTATCTCCGTGTTCTTTATTATTCTCATCGTCCCTCTCCTGTATGACTTCTATTAGTTTATTTATAAACCATTTAGCTTTTTCTAAATCTTGTATTGATTTCTTTTTATGTTCGTATCTCCACAAATATTTCATAGCTGAACCCTGTAAGTAGTATTTGAAACCTTCACCTTGGCATGATTCAATAGCATCAATACATCCGATATCTCCTTTGTTGTAATGTGATGGAAAATTTACTGGATCATTCTTTTCATTTTCTTCAATCCTTTTTGATAATTCAATCATATCTTTTACGCTTGTCATTTGCTATCCTCACTATATAAAAAAATTCTTGTCTTGCTTTTTCTGAATCTAACATGGCAAAGTCACATATTAAATCAAAATCATCGCTATCATTAATCAACCAATGAATAGCATCTTCTCTAAACTTTATGTATTCTTTATCATTTCCTAGATAAGATATATCTTGCATAGCTTGATCCAATACCGAACGCCAAAGTAATAGTTCATTCTCAACCGCATAGTTCTCCTCTTCTATCGGCTTGGCCGCAAAGTATTGGGGACGTTTCATAAAGTCTTATTCCTCTGCTTTCGTACTCTTGGAAAAACTTGTTAGATTTTTCCATGCCCCCTCGTTAGTATAAATAGAACCTAAGTAACCCAAACTTTTTTCCATTTCTGGTTGGAGAGAATGTTGTGCATGCATTGTATCATGCACAGTTCCTTTAACTTCTATTTTATATTTATGACGCAACCACGATATATCATACGTCTGATTCTGTGCCACTTTCGTAACATTAGGGTTGCTCAATATTTGTTTAATTGTATTCCACACTATTAATTCATCGTAATAATTCCAATACTCTTTACCATCTTCTGTTTTAAATGGAATTACCATTGCTCTTTTTTCATTAGGTGCAAATCCTATACAGGTTATTTCACCAAATGCAGTTTCAATATCAAATGATAGAGGACTGTCTGCTGTATTAAGCAATTCACATTCAGTTAAAAAATCATTTACTTCTTGTACTGTGGGTTCAATTAATATTTCTCTTTCAGTATGTTCTATTTCAATATTATCTTTAGCACTAACTGCCTTCTTTAAATCTGCCGCTACGGTTGGTCTAAACGAATAATTTTTTATTATAGATAAAGGACTGTAAGTAGGCATAATTTTATAAGGTCTTGTTGCCCACTCTGAATCTGCTTCAAGAAATGAACCTCTGTATGACCCAACTTTATCTAAACCATATAAAGACCACAGAGATATATTACCCATGGCTATAATTATTGTTGGATTACATTTATTTATTTCATCTTTTAATCTTTTTATATCTTGTTCATATTCTTCTTTTAAATATCCGTATTGTGTGGGGGCAAACTGTGACCTCCACTCTGTCTCTTTTTTTAATTTTTTGTATTCACTTCTTTTGTGAAAGAAATTCTGTGGGTTTTCTTGTGCAGGTTTTAATTGAATGGCATGAGTGAGCATAACAGTCTGTGCATCTATACCTGCGAACTTGCACATAGGATTTAATACTTGTTGTATTCCTCCTGTATTTATTTTGTTAAGTCTAGATTCGGTAGTCGTAGGATATTCTAAAACTATGCAAATAGAACTCCCAGAATCTGGAATCTGTGACTTAACCCGCTTATGTACTGCGTACTCACTCATGTATTACAAATTATCTATTAATTATTTTCTTAATAGATGCTTGCAATATATCTTTATTCTTACCAACCATTTCGTGTTTAACTACACCTGGAAAAGATTGGCCGATTGCTTGTTCAAGCAATTCACCAAAAGACGATTCTTGATCCATGCCTAGAGATCCTGTTAAGAAACTCTTTAAAGATATTGCTGGATTTTTTTGTTTCATAGCATTAGGTGTTGCCCAATACTCTAGTCTTGTTGGTTCTGCGTTAGCTATATCAGCTTGATCCAAGTCTGATTGGATTACTCCTGTAGCTTTCACATTTATCTTCACTAACGGAGTTTGGTTCTCCCCAACTCTGTCGGAACGATAACTGGTAATTATAAAATCATAACTACCTTCTGGTAAAGTAACCGTTTGTGGTACTTCATTTGGTGACATACTTAAAAAGTCACCCACGTCTGATCCTGTCATGGTATATACCCTCCTATTTTGACATTGATTTTGACAACTTCTTCTTTGCGTTTCCTTGAATTGCATCAAACAATTTTGCAAGATCAAGTTCTGTATTAGGTTCTAATATATCTAATGCAGGAACTTTAAGATCCATTCTATGATCTGATACAGTTCTCAGTGATCGCTCTGTGCCTTTGCTAGAACTCTTAGTGTCCACTCTACAAACACAGTTAAAGTATCGACCCAATTTTGTAGATAGCTTTGAGCCAACACTAGTTGGATATGATTTACTCACACCCAAATCTCCTTCCATGTACTGCATGTGTGTTGTCACCACAACATTACACGGAACTTCCGAACCAGTTATATATTGAATGAGGTGTTGCACATCTCGTGCCGCTGTTCCCCACTCTGGTTGAGAAGGTTGATCTGTTGGTTTCTTGTTATTAAAAACTAATGCACTACGTAATGCAGACTCTCCCATAAGGGTGAGACTGTCTATCACAAGCACATCATTTTTAGTCCAAGTCTTAACAGAACCAAAATCTTCAGTATCGTCTTTCCAATTAGCAATTAAATTTGCCCCCTTTCTAAAAGCTTGGGCTTGTCCAATTGGATCTTTAAGTGTCACATAAGACACACGACTTACTGCTTCTGGTGTTAGTAAGTCTGGTAATATAGATAGACCATCGTCATAATCTAATATGCGAAGGTTCTTTCCTGCGTTAGCTAATGAAGCTAGTGCCGCAGTTTTACCAGATCCACTGTCGCCTACCAGTAATAGTTTAGTTACATCTGTTGATGCATGTTGTTTAATGTTTGCCATATTCATCTCCTGTTTTTGTATTATATCAAAATTTTTTAAATCCGTCAATAGTTTTTTTTAAACACCACAAGCTCCTTCACATTCGTTGTTAAAAAAATCCATTTGTGTTTCGTCTCCCAAATCTAGTTCTTTCATAGGAACTCTGGCAGCATTTAAAAACAACTGATCATTTTTGTTTCTTGATTTGTTTCTAATAAACTCATCCAGCGCAATAACCTCATCCCATTCAATCTTATTAGTTTTAATTTCTCTCCACTCAGCAATTGAATGAAACGGACAATAGGTGCAAGCTGATCTTGGAGGCTTTGGATATCCTTGTTCTTTCATCCAATCTAAACAATCTTGCCTAGTCATATTGAGATCAATTAAAGGATAAACATTTGTGACATACGACAATTTATTTATTTTCATTCGCATGGATTCATCTTTGCTTATGCCCATAATCATCTCAACTTCTGTGCCTTTTTTTCTTCGTTCACCTGGCTTTAATCCTAACAGTTGTCGCATTTTTTTAATCACAACATCTACTTTATAATGTCTAGTACATTGTCTTTGAGATAAGCCCTTTTTTCCTGTGACTTTATCTTTTGTAAATACAGGGATTATTGAAAATTTATGGCTAATAAGTCTGCTCATTGTAGCTTGTTTCAAATCACCTTTACTTTCAACATATATAGGAAAGGATAATTGTGATTTTAACCAATCCAACCACTCCATCACAGCCTTTGGTTCGTTCTGTGTATCCGCAAATACTGCCGCATCTGCCTTTTCAATCAAACCTTTTTCCATCATCAGTGCAACTGTGCTACTTTGAACACCAGCACCAAGACTAAGAACACGTAAATCAACCATACATTTATTTATTTCGTATAGATTTAATTGCTTCCATTTGACTAACCATACTCCCATATACAGGAGAAGATAGTCTTCCCCCCAAATATACAAGGTATCTATGTCTAATGTTTCTGTCTTTATTTAGTTTACAAATTTC